CCCATGTTGTTTCAGCCATTTCTTATACCCCCTTTTTTAGGTGCTTTTCTTGATGAAAAACGACAGTCGGCCACTCTCGTCCGGGCCAAGTGCATAGCTTGCAGAAGCAACGCTTGCCGCAGCCTGCTGGGCCGCAGCCGTCGTCTTGTTCAGCAGATCCTTCGATGTCTCAGCAGCGGCCTTGCTGGTCTCTGCGCTATCTTTTGCCGCATCCGCAACAGCTTTTGTCTGACTATACAGTTCATCCAATTTTGCTGCTGATTTCTTGCGGGCGATTGCGTAGGTCAAAATATCAATCATACGCCACCATCCTTACATCGGGTAGAACTTCCCGGTAGAATCGGCGATGTAGATATTGCCCGTGTGGATAACCAGCGCTTGCGCCCCCATCGGCGCGGAATTGATATTCTGCAGATCCGCTTCATCGTCACAGTAGTACACCGTAGCCGGCTGGGCTGCGGTGCCGTACTGCTGCATAACTTTGAACATAGAAACTCCTTTCCAGATTATAGCCATGTGACATCTGTATGTCTGATTTTTGTTAGAAAATCACGAAATCTGTGATTTCAGCTGCTTCTCCGGATAAAAAACGAGAATCGCCCATCGGCATCCGGCCCAAATGCAAAGTTGGTGGATGACGCAGAACCCGCCGCTTGATTTGCAATATCAAGCGTCCTATTCATGTAGTTCAACGTGTTTCCCTCAGCAGCTCGTGCCTCTGCCGCGCTGTCTCTCGACGCACGTTCATTTGCCGACGCCGATGAAGCACATTCGGCGGAAATTTTCTCAGACTTATTGGCCGCGATCCTACTGGCTTCAGCAGAGGAAGCGCTATTTGCTGCCGCCTGTTCTGAAGCACTGGTGTTTGCCACAAGCCGCTTGATTTCGTCAACGCTTTTCAGCAAAGCGTCTGCCACATCCTCGCGCAAAGCATACATGAGCCGCCACTGATCCGCTCCATCCAGAGCATACACAGCCGCCATCTCAATGCAGTATGCAATGCTCGTCGGACGGGCAAGCTTCTTCACCTTGTACGATGCACCCGTCGATTGGCTTGTAGGCAGGTCCGCGATGTCAGACATCTTATCCACATAAAATTGATACCAAGCATCAGTTTCTGTTTCCAGCTTGGTATCGGCAATGAGGATTGCCATTGCACTCCCTCCTTTCAGCTAATCCCGATTTCATCAGCAAACTTCATAAGCGCCGCCGTCTCAATGTGCATCAATTCCGCCCATTTCTCGGCGGGCAGAATCTTCAGCCCATCTTCGGCCGGAAGTCTCACCTCGATAGGGAGACAGTCTCCGATTTCCAGATAACGGCGATTGTGATAGTAGCAGCTTGCCAGAACGCGCGCTTTGTGCGCCCAACAAATGGCTGTGGAGCGTTCATCGGCCGTACCGAATAATTCATAGTTAAGGCCGCTGCACCAGCCACAGCCAGCCGATACAGGGCATTCTAAGCACTCCTGCGGAGATTGGGATGTACGCGTGATGGCGTCCAGCTCTGCTTTTGCCTGACGCTGAGCTTCCGTGGTATACAGACCATCATAGACACTGCCGAAGCGGACTTTCTGCGATTTTTCCTCGCCAATGGAAATCGGGGCATATCGAATGCAGGGATAAGCAGACCCGTCCGGCGCAAAGCTCAACATCGCACCGGTGCCGCCGCAGAAATTAGTGTCATCCTTGGCCTGTCCGCCCAAAAGGTCGTCCAGCATCGTAATCGTGACATCCATTCGTCGGGAAATGATGTAGTCAGAGACTGTCTGCATCTGCTCATACAGTGCACGGCCATCTTCGGGAGTGTAAGTGGGTTCATAAGCGTAGTTGCAGGCGATTTCCACGCATCCCTCATCCAGCATCATTTTGATGCTGTCGGCAATGTACTGAAAAGATCCCGGAACAAAGGTCATCTTGGACGTAAGCCACCCAAAATCCTTTTTTCCTGCCTGAAATGCTTTCCATGCCAGCGAAAAGCTGCCAACCCCATGTTCATCCACTCTGTACTTGTCGTGCAGTTCTTGAACGCCGTCGATACTGACGGTCACAGACATCATTTCATGGTACTTTTCAAAAAGGTGCTGGGCTTCCGGACTAAACCAGAGCTTGCCATTCGTCGCAAAGCTGATTCTCGTGAACGGTGCAAGCGGAATCTCGCGGCGGTAGCACTCCGAGAACCAGTAATCACAGATTCGCTCAATCAACTTGGCTTCAAGTAACGGCTCTCCACCAATGAAATCCAGCACAACAGCCTGCGTATTCTGGTTCACGAAATCGGACTCGTTTTTCTCGTACAGGTCAAGGATATAATCCACAATCTTTCGCCCGGTCTCGATGCTCATTCTCTCAACGCTCTTGTGGTGCTCATAGCAGTATGAGCATCTGAGATTACACCCGCTTGTCACCTGAAACGTAATGTTCCGGCAACAGACGCGGTTCTCAGCCGCAGTATCGCGTGCGTACAGCCTTTGGACCATGTTTCCATAATCCTCAATTCGCCGTTGCTTCAAGGAGAACGACCTCCTCTCGAACAAAATCAAACCTGTACTGCACACCCGCCGACGTCTGCGGGTCAAGATGCCGGGAAAGCACCATTTCCTGCGCCATCTTCAGCTTCATTTGAGCCGCACGGCACAGTTCTGCATAATGGTGGATCACCTTTGCAGTTTCCGAATTCGCATCTGCGTCAAGCTGACGGCACAGAACCGCCATCAGCGCTTCAAAAGAGCTTGCTTCATAGTAAGCTCGCTCCACTGCTTCGCTTTCCGCCGTGGTCAATTTAATGGCTTTCATATTCTTCTCCTTAGCAGGCATCCATCTTCGGGAGGCGGTCTGCGATCTGACGGTAACGGTCACGAATCTTGTTCATGGTTTTCATGGCGTCAATCAGTTCCCGGAGATTGCCGTTGAAGTCCAGCCGCAGATACTCAGTAAGCACCTGCAAAAGATACCACATCGAAAAAATGTCGGCATCCTCAGTGCAGTTATAGCTTGCCGCGCCTTGAATCGTTTCTGCGCATTTCAGATTTTTTGTCACCGGGTTGCCAGAAAAATTGAATGTGCGCGCCGCCAGCCCGATGGACAGAAGATTCTTCCGTTCATCGGGCGCTTCAACCCCGCACGCCTCCAGCGCAGACAGAACCACCGTAGAGCAGTAAACCACCCAATCATCAAAGTCCGTTGCGTCCAGCGCACAGAGGGTACCCGTGTAACCAAGACACCACAACAACTTGTCCTCATTATTCGGCGTTGCCGCAAGCAGGACGCTCCAATCGTCTGCTTCAATGTTCTCTTTTGCGAGCAGCTTCAGAAGCGGAAGATTCCTGAGATAGGATTCTTCCGTTCCTGCATCTGCATTCTGTGCAAAATGAAGCGTTGTCTCCATTTGGATTTCTCCTTTCATCACGATTTGCTCCACAGGAAGCCAGAGCAGCCACTACAACCACCTCTGCAGGATCCGGAGCAGTCATCTGCGCACGTTGAACTGCACCCCGTGCAAAAGACGTCACAGCCGCTTCTGCATTGAGAGCCACAGCCTCCAGAACAGCCGCCGGAGCAATGGTTAGAGCAGTCACTTCCGCAGTTGAATGCACAACCAAGGTTCACACAGCTGCCGGAGCAGTCATTCGCACACGTCGAACTGCATTGCTGGATACATTTACTTGAGCAATTATCAGAACAGCTGCTTCCACAGCCGCCCTCACAAGTCGAAGAGCACCCATCACACGAACCAGAGCAGCCGCCCGAACATCCGCCGGAGCAGGAACCAGAACAGTTATTTGCGCAATTCTTCGTGCAAGTTGTGTTACAGCCTCCGGTGCAACTTCCAGTGCAACTTCCAGTGCAGCTTCCCGTACAGGACCCCGCGCAAGTGCCGGCGCAATCATTCGCACACGCCTTTGTGCACGTTCCCGTACACGAACCCGTGCAGGACCCCGTACAGGACCCCGTGCAAGTGCTGGAGCAGTTATTTGCACACGCTCTAGTGCAGGTTCCCGTGCAGGACCCCGTGCACGTTCCCTGGCAGCTCCCCTTGCATCCGCCAGCGCAATCATTGGCGCACGATGCCACGCAAGACCCAGTACAGTTCCCCGTGCAGGAGCCGGTGCAACTCGTGCAAGCCGTATTGCATCCCGTGGAACACAAGCCAGAGCAGCGGCCAGAGCACCCGCTTGATGCAGCATTTTCCGGGATCGCGCTCAGCTCGCTTAGCACTGCTGCCGCTTGGCTCAGCCTGCTCGCTGTGATCTGCGCCCCATTTTCGGGTGTGATCGATGTTCCTTTGATCGCATCCAGCGGCTTTGTAATTTTTTGGATATGTTCGTTTTTGATGTACGCTCCAGCCGTCGGTTGCGTCGAGAAGTCGTATGCAGAGCCGTTATAACTCGCCATACTGCCAACGCTCTGCCCTCGTGCTGTTCCCTCTGTTTTTCCGCGTCTCCCTACCTCGGCCTTGAGCAAGGCTTTGATTTCCGCATAGTCCGAGGGGTAGACTTTTTGCCCCCAGTTAGCCATTAAGCACCTCTCACTCTGACTTTGAGCCGCCGTTGTTCGGTCAGATCGTCACCCTCGACCGCATAACCAACCACTTTGCACGGGTCAACATATTCGCACGGTTTCGCCGCACGACCAACACCCGGAATATGGGAAAGTACAATGCAGTCTCCCGTGTTCACCGGGCCAATAACCTTTGTGTGGACACGTCCGGCAAGCGAAACCGGGATAAAAAGGGGAAGATTCTTTTCCAAGAAATCCTCCCCATCATTGACCTGCTCTCCGCCGATCAGCATCCCGTATTCGTCCGAATGGATTCCGGCAATGCGGCTCGAAAGATTTGTGGCTTTGACATATTTTTCTTGCTGGCTGTTAGTATCCAGTGCAATAATGTCACCCGGCTCAGTATCCTCGCCGCGGGGCATCAGCTCCGCGTAGTCGTTGTAGACCGCTTCAAACACTCGTTTCGCATGAATGTCCTCACTCGCAGTCATCGACCTAAAATGCGCATCTCCCGCAGAGCCGACGTAGTGCGTCGTACCATTTGCAAAATAGACCGTTCCCGTAAAGGTGCCGCCTGTGTTCCGCATGGCTCCAAGAGCGCGACACGCATCAGCAGAGGTTCCCGCGCCAGTGCCACCACGTTCGATCGGCAAATTTCCGCTTGTAATGTCTCTTGCTGCATGACTGTGCTTACCCGCAGCGAATTCGTCCGCATGCTTTCCATCCAGCATATCCGCGTTGCACCCAGACATAAGCCCATACTTGGAAAGCAGGGCTACAATCTGTTTCGCCGTAAAGCTCTCTTTCGGCAATGCTGCATTTGCTGTGTTCTTGACCGCTGAAACATCCGAAATGTTCTGATTCGTGAGCACAGACAGAACATAAAACACCATGTTAAACTGTTGGCTTGTTGGTTTGCCGTTCAAACCGCCAACGATCGCGGCCCATCCATTGCGCCAATCGTCAATCGAAATTTCCTGCCGAACGCCATCAGCCGAGAACGCCACCTTGGAATAGTCGGTCAGCTCTGCCCCCGAACGCGCATCCGCCATAGAATCACCCCCTGTTAATTGATGGACTGTGCAAACATTCCCTCGCCAAATCCTGCAACTCGCGGATTGAGATCCACAAAGCCAAACGTCTCTGCATCCTCCGTTGAGCAGTTGATTCTGACTCTTACGCCCGCCGGATGAACCACCAAGTCGTGCGTTCCCAAAATGGACAGAACCAAATCCGAGAACGGCGCGGAAATCGAAAGGTAAATGGTCGCAGGCACATCGCGACGCTCACTGTATACAACTTCTGTCGCTCCAAAGATAATTTTGGTTGCTTCGATAATATCGTTCGGCGTACAGCGGCACGAATTGACGTAAGCCTTGTACTTCAAGCAGACGCGATAAATATCATCGTTGTCTGCCAGTTCACGGCTTCCAATCATCGCCCCAGCCTGCTGACGAGTAAGGCATACCAGCTGGCCAATTCGGTTGAGCAAAACGCCGTTGCACTTGTCGATGTTGTTAATCCACTCAAACCCGCCCAGTGCGAGCATTAAATGTTCGTACTCAGGCGCAAAGGCCCAAACGATTCCATCCAGCACAGACATTTTCTCTACTCTAAGCGGCTTTTCGCTCAGTGCTTCAAATGCCACCGTTTCACCCCCTGTTCGCCGTTCTTTGCAGAATCCATTTTCCCTCAGAATTCTTTCGGTAAATGGTCAACGGGCTAATCACTCTTGCGGTACTGCCCATCACGCAGTTATCAGGAAGATTTTTCAAGTCCTCCAGCGTGTCGCACACATAATTTCCCAAGCAGCTTTCTTCATACGCTTCCAGTTGAAATTGTGTCGGGAGCTTAGCGTACATTTCTTTATACGCCGAAATCATGCTTTCACCACCCGAATTCCGTTCATAGTGACAACCGGTTGCTGGTTGATGCTGACCGGGACGACGCCCGTAAGCATAGCGCTGTCCTCCACGCCCTCAATATCCGGCCTTTCGGAGAGAAGCCCCCGAATCTCGATATAATCAACGCCGGACACGTTCTCCATAATAGGCCGGATGAACTTCTGTAGCCTAACCGATGTTCCCGCCGAAAGAATTTCTTCCATCAGCAGGGATTTGATTCTCGCTTCAAAATCGTCATCCAGACCACCAGCGCTCGTGACTTTGACCGACAGCAGCAAATAGACATCGTTGACGCGGGTAAACTCAACATACTGGCGCGTTCCGTTTATGTCGGCGGCATAAGCGTAATGGCTTCCATACGCCCTAATTCCGCCTGATTTGTTTTCCCAGATGATGCCCGCAACATCTTCATCCGAACCGCCCTGCACAACAATTTCGATGCAATGCGGCGGACGACCAGCCGCATCCTTTTCATCGTCGTCATTTTGATAGCCCGCGGCGAACGTCACGCCCTCTACGTCGCTATAAAGCAGCGATACAATGGCATTGACTGTTCCTGTACCGCGGCTTGCCACGCGATTGGTATAGCTGGTGCGAGCCTCAGAGTCTTTCTGGGTCAACCTGCCCTTTATGGGCGGGATCTCATTTATGCAGGAATCCCAACCGTCAACAGAAGTCACAATTTGGTTAATGGTTTTATCTGCCTGCACATAGCTTCCGTATTCGACGCTCTCGAAAAGGATATTGCTGGTCACGTCAACAACCGTAATGTACCTGCAAAGAGACGCAGAAAAGCTGTCAGCCGCGCCAGAAGCCGACAGCACAATCGTGTGGTTTCCCTGTTCATCCGTGGAATCTTCGACCTTGATTCCAAACTTCGTGAGCGCATCGAATTTCTGAAGCTCTGCCAGGATTTTTGTGTAAGCATCACTGTACGAACTCACCGAAAACTGTTTTGTGATGCTGGCCGACTCGGAATAGCTTCCCACTTCACCCGAAGTCGCATTTCTGGACACGCCAAATTCAAACGTAATCGTTCCGCTCACGCTTTCGATTGGCCGAATGCCGATTCTTCTCCAGTTTGCACTGGAAATCGTGGACACTCCTTTTGCCTGAAACTGGCGCTGTGGATATGTACTCGACTGCACCAAAGCGCCCGCCGGAATCACCGTACCCTCACGCCCGGTACAGGACAGCGTATATTTTGTGCGCGCCTGCCCGATGCGGTTGACGCCGCCAATCTGCATGGCGTTGTCCAGTGCGATTCCCTCGGCGGTATTCGGGAAGAGCTGCTGATAGCTGGCCGCAAATGCTTCCCACAATTCTGCCGGGGCATCGGCAAAAATCGTAAAAAGCACATTCATAAGGCTCTGCGGATTCTCGGACGGATTTACACCGATTTCATCCTCAAATCTTTTGCAGGAGTCATTATAGATTTCGTCCAGCCGCCGCATCGAAAAGCCATCAGCTGTTATTCCATACTCCATGAGAAAGCTCCACCTCACTTTCCACCTCTCCCTCCGTCGTTTTTGCGGTAAACTTCGCAGAGAGAGTTCGTTTTTTCTTGTCCATTGCAAGATTTATCGAACCAACGCTTGTAACACCAGACACGCTTAAAATCTGGTCACGCAGCGTTTTTTCGATAAGTGCTTGGTTTGGCGTCTTGACTAAAATCGACTCAAAATAAGGCACACCCATTTCAGGATTAAAGACCCACTCGCCTTTAATCCACCTCAACTTGATTTGAATGCCCTGCCGAACCGAGTCGATGATTGTAAAATCTCCGCTCTCGTTTATCAGCAGGTCTCCGCTTTTGGAAAGCGCAAGGTCTTTCAAAGCCATTACACAGGTCCTCCAGTCGGTCCATGCACACCGACGTGCGTGTGCGTATTCATCACAATTCCGCCGAGCGTTAATGTACCGGAAATCGTCACGTTTCCCGTCACCGAGATATTGCCATTCACCTTGGTATTCCCCTTGATGTTCAAATTCGGAGACGTCACATCAACACTCGAAGATGATGCCGTAACAGTCGTGCTGCCTTTTTCCATTTTTATGGAATCAGATGTCACCGTAATTTTGGTATCATCCTTTTTGATTTCGATTTTGTCTTTCGTGACCGTGATAGTGGAGCTGGGTGCAAACATTATGGCCGCTTCTTCGCTCCCGGCCTTTTTCACCTGCTCACCCGGCGACTGGTAAAGGCCCGGAAGCAAAGCCGCATTCGATAGATCCCATTTGAGGTCTGTTCCTGAGCCGCCCTCGTTGAAGAGAGCAAGGCACCCGTCATCCGACCTCACTGGAAAGGCAAAGCCGACCGTTCCACCTGCTCCACAGGGCATCAGAATGATGGCGCCTGATATTTCCGGGTAAGGAACTTCTCGGCCATCATCCGTTGTCACCTTGAGGTTAGGGGTGAGCTTCGCAGTATGGTTATTTTCTACCTTTCCAACCTTGGAGGGTGCAGAGGTATGAATCGAATCTTCCATCAGCCGCCCAACAAGGGAAGATACTGCATCAAGAAAATCCTGTTTCACGTCACTTCACCTCCACAAACAGCCCTACACATTTCCAGTCGTCGCCCTCTGTGTCGCCAGTAAATTTGATTTTGGACGCCCGATAATTGCCCTTGTACGGCTTCGAGTCAACTTTCACATAATCGTCCACTTGGATATGACCATTAAGTGCATAGGTGACTTCGATGCCCTTTTTCGCCTTACGCTTGGAAGCATTACTGCTCTTTTTATCGCTCGTCGATGCAGACTCAAAGACGGGTTTCGGAGAGCCAATGAGGCCCGTGCTTGCGGACAGCACATAAGCAGCCATCGTTATCGGCTCGTCCAATGCGCAGATTTGGACAATTCCGTTTTGCAAGCTCCAGCGCATTTTGCTGCGGTTGCAAACCCTTTCAATCAAGGTCTTTCCTGCCCCTACAAACGCAAAATTCGTGAAGTCTATCAACTTAGCGGACTTTGAGAATTTAACCTCACAGCCCATAATCTGCGCCGCGTCACGCACGATTTTATCTCCCGAAACCGTACCGGAATAGCTGAGGCTTACCGTGTTGTCTCGGCACGATGTAAAGCTGTCCACAAACTCTATTGTGGTTTGCTGATCGGCGCCGCTCTGCTCAGTTTCAAAGTACGTCAGCGTTCCGCCCATTATCGTGGGCAGGTCGTCCTTGTACCCTGCACTCAGCTCAATCAAGCAGTCCTCTTGTTCCAGTAGGCGCAGGGTCTCATCTGCCAAATTCCACAGCGTAATTTTTCCGGTGTTGGAGCTTGAGCTGTCACCAACTTCGCAAGAGAATTGACACCGAAGCGCCCTGCCTGTTGACTCATTCGGCTTGCCGAGTTCTCGGCCCATGGAATTGTTCTTTCCGATTCGTACTCTGTACTGACGGTCAAAGTTTTCCATCACTGCACCCCCATCTGTTCAGCCGGCAGATAGTATAGGTGAGCCACCGCATCAACAAAATCCTGCCTCCCGATGCGTTCCTTGTCCGTTTGAACGCCAAGGATTCCCGGCGGGCCGTTCGAGTTGAGATAGTAGAAGTTCCAGATCGTCCCCGGCACGAGCTTTGCCATTCCGATTTTCATCTGCATATCTGCATCGTAGGTACTCAGCATCCAAAACTCTCCGTAAGCATTCCATGTAACCCGGAGGTAGTAGTATGTGCCGTCAAGGTTTACGCGCATTACCGAATCATTGCGGTCTGGAACAGAAATCTCGTAGTATTCCATTTGCACACCTCACTTGAAAAGGCCAATGGCTTTTGCACCAGAACACAAAATGCTAGATTTTGTGGCTTTTTCGTCTTTCTGTGTACCAGATGTAGACGATGAGCTTTTCTGTCCAGCGCCCGTGTTTTTCTTAGATGTTCCTCCGCGAATGTACTTCACGCTGATATTTGCCATATCGGTGGAGTTGATAGACGCTTGCTTCAGCTTGATGGTCAACCGGGTACTACTGCCGTCCTCAACCGTTCGAGGGGCCGTAATACTCGTGATGCACATATTCTCGTAGCTGTCGCCAGCCGCGGTAAACTGCACCGGAGTCTTTTTCAGCCACAGCTGACGAAGCTCTTCAATCATCGTCTCAACACGGCTTGACGATGCCGCGTGTTGCTCAGCCCATGTGACAGGGCTGTTGGTGATGATGGCTTCGATTTCCAGCTCACGGGGTTTTAGGCAGATGTTGTCCGTGATGGAGTATCCTTCCTCTGTTGCATACTCCGGCACATCACTGGTCATCGTTTCCGACCTCTTGATGATTGCATCGAACTCAAATCCGCCGAGGGACGCAGGTTGCTTTGCCAGCACAGCGCATCACCTCCCGTAATTTAACGCTCTTGCCAATTCATCCGTGGACTGTGTTTCCTGCGAACGCACCGTAGTGCTCAGACGGTCAGCAGCAGCTCTTTCCGTGACTTGAAATGTGTACTGCTGCTTATTTTCCTGCTTCACGTTGATTGACTTATTGTTGGTGATCTGGGATATAGGCTTCTGCGCCGCCGTTCTGGTAGACACTGGACGGCCCCCAGAAATAAAGGCATTCGTGGCTTTCCGATTCGCTTCCGTGCTCGTGCTTTTGGCAGAAGAACTTGTCGCGCGGCTCTTCCCGGCCGAATTCTCTCCCATAGAGGATTTTTCTACGTTGTTGGAGACTCCGCCATCGGCGGCTTTTCTTCCCGCTCCACCCCCGGGTGTCCCCCCCCAGCCTTTTCGCTTT